GCTACGGTGTTAAACAAGACCCATTAGGAAATAAGCATTACTACCCTTACTTTGACGCTGATGGTGTGATGGTAGCGGTAAAGACAAGAAGCGTAGCGGATAAGCAATTCAGCATCGCTGGTGAGTTCAAGGATGCTACATTGTTTGGACAACAGAACTTCGCTAAGGCAGGTCGCTTTCTCACTATCTGTGAAGGCGAGATTGACGCTATGGCATCGTTTCAGATGCAAGGCAGTAAGTACCCTGTGGTTAGTATCCGCAACGGTGCTAGTGCTGCTCTAAAGGACTGCAAAGCACAATATGAATACATTGACTCATTCGAGAACGTCGTCATTGACTTTGATGCTGATGAGCCTGGACAGAAAGCAGCCCAAGCAGTAGCAGAACTGTTTGGTGGTAAAGTTAAAGTGTTAAAGCACAAGAAAGGATACAAAGATGCGGCTGACTATCTTAAGAATAACTCAGGCAAAGAATATGTTGATGCTTGGTGGAGTGCTGAGTCTTATATACCTGATGGGATTATTCAAGGAAATTCGCTATGGGATGTTGTATCAACTCCTATTGAGAAAGCTGATTGCGATTACCCATATGAAGCACTTAATAAGCTTACATATGGCATCAGGAAGGGTGAGCTTGTCATGGTTACAGCGGGAAGTGGACTCGGCAAATCTCAGTTTTTACGAGAAATCGTGTGGCATATCCTCAATAAAACACCTGACAACATCGGACTTATGTTTCTTGAGGAAGGAGTGCGTAAGACTGCTCGTTCACTCATGTCGTTAGCAGTCAACAGACCGATTCATTTACCAGATGTTGAGGTAACACCAGAGGAGTTAAAAGATGCTTTCGATAGGACATTGGGTACTGATAGACTTTATTTGTTTGACCATTTTGGTTCTACTAGTTTGGAAAATATCATCAATCGTGTTAGGTACATGGCGAAAGGATTGAACTGTGGCTATATATTTCTAGACCATTTAAGCATAATTGTGAGCGGTGGCGATGTGGGCGATGAGCGTAAAGCTTTAGATGCGATTATGACTAAGCTTCGTATGTTGGTGCAAGAAACAGGAATCAGTCTCATTTGCGTCTCACACCTCAAGCGTCCAGAGGCTAAAGGACACGAAGAGGGGGCTGCAACATCACTAGCACAGCTTCGTGGCTCAGGTGCTATTGCACAACTTAGCGACATTGTGATAGGATTAGAGCGTAATGGACAGGCTACAGACATGATTGAACGCAATACAACCCATGTTCGTGTCTTAAAGAATCGCTTCAGCGGATTCACTGGTGCAGCTGGTCACTTGCTTTATCAGAGCCATACAGGTAGAATGCTGGAAACAACGGAGGAGTTATGAAATCGGATTTAGTAGAAAAAGCTAGAGAGTATGCGAAGACAGACGAGTACAGCGTCACTCGCAATTACATTCTTGCATTGTGCAACGAGATTGAGCGATTGCGTAGTCTTAACAAAGATGTGTTCAACCGCATTCAAGACAATGTTGAGATGTTCAACGATGCAGAGCGTTACCGTTGGTTAAAGACTTCCGCATGGGACTTACCTGAAGATGTTGTTGCACCGACTGTGATTGCCTGTGACGGTCGTGGTAATCATTGGGAGTGGCTCACAGGTATCTTGCTTGATGAAGCCATTGATAAATTTAGAAAGGATGAACAACTATGATTAACGAACACGACCTTGAAGATATGTGTGTACCACTGTATAGCTTACACAAAGGCGACAGCTTTAAACTTAGTCACGAGGAAGAGATTAAAGTTCCTGTTGAATATAACGACTGTGATATTGACGACCTCTTTACTTTCTACCACATTGACGGTATGTACAGCTTCTGTAAAGACTCTAAAGGGGCAGTTCACCACTTCGCAGCTTGGACAAAGGTATTTAAATTATGATTAAGATTGGACAGTATTACTTCAACCCCTCTAGCATCACCTGGGTTATCGAAAGAGAAGTTCACTTTAACAACGGTAAGTCAATCATCTTGACAGAGCCAGAGATACAGGACTTGTTTGCTCATCTCTTTAACGAACCACGAGTAGAAAGCCCTATACTCAAGGCAGTCGAAGAAACGAAAAAAGACTTAAAGATTAAGAAAGCAGTTAAGAAGAAATAATATGGAGAATATTGTGTCTAATTCAATTCAGTCAAAAACACCTGTTCCACAAACAGAATGGTATTACGCTGGCAAGAAAAAAGACGGAACAGCAAAACTTCGTAAACAAACAAACGAAACTGCGGAGTATGTTGCTGATGTCCTAAATGAACGTGGTATAGCTTTTGTGTTTCAAGACACGGCTAAAATGTTTAGAGTGTATCATCCCAACAACGGCAAACAGTATCAATATTTTTACACTACTGGACAATGGGGTATGTATTATTATGGTAAAAGACCCGATAAACACTATCATAGTAATGGAATTGTTGAGTTTTTAGATAAATATATGTGTAAAACCGCATGAAATGGACAGGCACAGGCTTATGTCTGATTGGTATAGCATTAACCAGTCTGAACATTTACCCATTGAACCTGTGGTTTGGTTTGGTCGGTAGCGGTCTGTGGGCTTGGTCTGGTGTGCAACAGAAAGACTATGCTTTGTTTGTTGTCGAAGCAGTTGCTGTGTTAATGTATCTAGGAGGCTTAGTTAAACTATGCTTATGAATAATGATAAACGATTTGATTTGGACTTAGCTTATGGGAAAGTGTTTGAACACAAAGTTGCAGAGATTCTCGGACAAAGTAAGATTGAGGTCAAAACAGAGAAAGACAAGTGGAAGACGACAGGTAACATTGTCATTGAATACGAGTCCAGAAATAAGCCCTCTGGAATTGTTACTACTGACGCTGATTACTGGCTTCACAATCTTGCTATGGGCGACGACATTGTCTTATCTTTTCTTATCAAAGTGAGCACACTGCGTAAGTACATTGCAAAGCAGAAACCACGGTCTGTTCGTGGTGGCGATGACATGACATCAAAGTTATACTTGATTAAGTTAACAGACTTGGTTACACTCATCTAATGCGTATCATCTTAGACATCGAAACCAACTCTGCACATGATAAGATATGGTGTGTGGTTTGTCGTGACTTAGACACCGACATTGTGTCCACATTCACACAGCCAAACAACTTACAGCAATACCTAGACTCAGTCGAGAAAATCATCGCACACAACGGAATCTTCTTCGATTTCCCTGTATTAAAGAAAATATGGAAAATACAGGCAAAGAAGTCACAGGTCTTTGACACGCTTGTGTTGTCTAGGCTGTATAACCCATCACTCGAAGATGGACACAGCCTTGCTGCTTGGGGACAAAGACTAGGGTTTCCTAAAGGAGACTTCAAAGACTTTGACAACGGCTTAACAGATGAGATGTTGCAGTATTGTATTCAGGACACCTTAGTAACAGCTAAACTTTATCAACACTTAACGAAGGAGATGGAAAATGATTACTCGAAAAAGAGTATCGAACTCGAACACCAAGTCGCAATCATCATTGCGGAACAAGAACGAAACGGCTTTAAGCTCGATGAAAGAGGAGCTATGGAACTTCTATGCAGTCTTAAGGCTAAGTTGGAAGCTCACACAGTTGCGTTACAAAGCATATTTCCTGCGAAAGTCGAGTCCAATCGAGTCGCTAAAAACGGAAGAAAGCTCAACGACATCGTCACACCCTTCAACCCAGGCAGTCGTCAGCAAATCGCAGAGCGTCTCCAAGAAAAAGGCTGGAAACCCCAGAAGCACACCGAAAAAGGCAGTGTCATCGTCGACGAAACCACGCTCGAAGGCATCGACATCCCAGAAGCGAAAGCCATAGCAGAATACTTGATGCTACAGAAGCGGATAGGACAGATAGAATCGTGGCTAGAAGCAGTTAAATCAGACGGCAGGGTTCATGGTCGTGTCATCACCAACGGTGCAGTGACTGGTCGTATGACGCACATGAGTCCTAACATGGCACAGATTCCTAACAGCGGTGCTGTCTATGGACCTGAGTGTAGAAACCTATGGATAGTAGAGAAAGGCAATAGATTAGTTGGCATTGATGCTTCAGGATTGGAGTTAAGGATGTTGGCTCACTATATGAACGACGATGAATATACAAGTGAAGTTGTATCGGGCGATATACACACAGCGAACCAGAAGGCTGCAGGACTTGAAACGAGGAATCAAGCTAAGACATTTATCTATGCATTCCTCTATGGTGCAGGAAGTCCCAAAATCGGGTCGATTGTTGGAGGTGGTGCGAAAGAGGGACAAAAGCTCATTACTAGTTTTCTACGCAACACACCGAAACTCAAAGCACTTCGTGAGAAAGTTAGTCGCATCTACTCTCAGAAAGGCTGGCTTCCAGGTCTTGACGGACGCAAGTTACTCGTTCGTTCGGAGCACTCGTCGCTTAACACGCTTCTGCAGGGTGCTGGTGCAATCGTCATGAAGCAAGCTCTTGTGTTATTGTCTAACCGTTTAAAGCGAGAAAAGATAGAACACAAGTTCTGTGTAAACTGCCACGACGAATGGCAAATAGAGTGCGGACCAGACGATGCAGAAACTGTAGGTAAGTACGGAGTACAAGCAATTACAGATTCTGGCATTGTGTTGAAGATGCGATGCCCTCTTGATGGGGAATATAAGATTGGAACAACATGGAAGGACACCCACTGATGCCAGACAATAAAGACCCTGACGAAAACCTATACGGCATGGTGGTTCTTCGTGCCTTTACCGACAACACTTATTCTATTGAGACATCAATGAGTTTAGACGAGTCCTTTCAGCTACTCATCGACTGTGTCCAAGACTTAGAAGACGGTACACTAGAAGGTCTTGATGAATACGAAGAAGGTGTGCCACGAAAGGTTCACTAACTATTTCACAATGTGGATTGACAATAGTTGACAACCCACTATAATCAGTAACAGCAACATTTTTAAAGGAGTAATAAATGAGTACACCAGTTAAACTAAAAGCCGATATCTT